GAACGAACAGTGCAAGTTATCGTTGGTTTTTCATTGGCGGAAACTTAAGTCTCACACGTGGAGCCAGTCAGGTCAAGCCTGAACGATGGTTCGCGTAGCTGCTTAGGTGGTCCGGATTCTCCAGAGAATCGTACATGTCGCGACAGGTCGACACAATCACCAGATGATGTCAGGTGGGCGAACAAAGTCCCCATCCTTAATAGCATCAAAAAGTGCCCACAGTGCCTCCCTTTGGAGTGCCTCCTCTTCTTCTTCCTTCTGTCTCTTTAGGGCGTTCTTCTCCCTGGTCCGCTCCTCCACAAGCTCGCACAACTGGCATTCGTCAAAGAACAACGAATCCCCGACGAGTCGGGTACGGTCGTGGCAGAGCTGGAGGCAATCACGGACAGCGATTGGCACCCAAACCTTCTTCTCTATTTCTCTTTTCTGCCTTAGTCTCTTGTCCGCTAAGACAGCACGTTCCTTCCCCCTCCGTGTCGCGGTTGACTTCAAATACCGGACCACATCCACCAACCTTTCCTTTCCGGGCGCCTTAAAAGGACCCATTTCCCAATGGGCTTCCACAATCGCCGGTGCAATCACCTTATCGTCAGCCAGATCCTGGTTCTCCTCACACAAAACGAGTGAGGGGTGTAAACCTGAAACTGCCGTCGGAATAGGGATCTCCCACCCGGTCCTAACCTTCTCCCTTCTCCACAAAGACACTGGAATACACCTCCCCTGGCTTGGGAGGCGCAAACCGAGTGCGAACAACGACCTACCACCCTTGCGGATGGTCCGTTCGTTCAATGCGAGAAAATGACGGTAGAACACCGGGGAGCGAGTGCTCCGAACTTTGCGAAAAGCCCCCAAACAACTCTCTGCATTCTTTCCTACCTGCCTCGGGTCGTTCGTGAAGAGAGAACGACACTTCACGAAAGGGATCACCTTGAAATTATGATTCAGATAGGTCGAATTCATCGTCACAAAGGACGATGAATAACCTGTCTTCTTCTCATTTAAGGTTAATCCAAGACCCGGAGCGCTAAGCCTATACTCTCGGCACCAAATTTCACTGGCCTCTACCGCGAGATCGTCGCCGTTGATCAGCTTTGGTGTTACCTCACCTGTTCTCTCATCCACCCAACAAGCAGCAATAAAATTTTGCATGCAAAGGAGTGGGAAAGAAAGGAGGTTACCCATAAGCTGACCGGTGGTCGGAGTCACCACGCTGGTAGAAAGCCCGGAAATTGCCGGACGCAAGGAGGCGCGAGCAGAAGAGAAAAGAGAAGAGAGGGATGCAGGAGAAAGGAAGGCCAGTTCATCGATGATCGCCTCAGCGACCTCAATTGGAAGACCATCTGTAGCTGCGGAAAAATCCGCAGACAGATAAGTCTTACCGGGAGAAAACCCAGCCTTGTTCAAAGAGGCACGGGTAAACTCTCCACGGAGTAACCATGAGTTATCGCTAAGCCGGTCATAAATGAGTTGGTGGAGGGGTCGAAGGTATAGGTAAGATGGGTGGTTCTTCACCAAAGGTCTCGGCTTGCCAGCGTCCTTAGCCACCATGAAAGATGGCTGATGGATCACAACTGGCTCGGAAGCCAAGAACTCATCTTGTCTACCTTCCCAATAACTATACGAACCACCCTCTTTTCTCCCCGCACAGGTTGTGGAGGAGAACGGAGGAGTAGTAAGTTTAGCCCTCTTCTTCAGGGATTTCTCCTTGATTCCCTTGGGAAACAACTCGCGGACCTTGAAACGCACAAATTCAAGGTAACCCTCTGGAAGGGTCAACTTTCCTTTCGTAAGACGT